TCCGGGAATGGATCAAGGTATTTCATTGTTCTTTAAACATACGAGCTTGCCTAATAATCAAGTCTATGACATATTAAACAGGCACATAAGTGAGTATGAAACGTTAAAGCAACATCAAGGTCTTCTGTTTTTCCAAAGGTGTTAGTGCCCCCTCCGGGGGCTTGATCCGTCAGCCAGAAATCTTTTCGATCAGTCGATTCAGATACCAACGAGCTTTCTTGGCATCCTCAACAGGATTGTCCTTAAGCCAAATACGCAACATATATTTCAAGACTTGACCATGAAGCATTGCCAAGCTGCTGCTAGGTGCTGGTTCAATTGCCTCTTCAATGATGTCAATTGCTTCCTGCTTACCAGCTGTGTAATGACTAGGGCTATTAACCCGGTCCTCTACTCCAAATACAACAGAGTCAGGAGTAGCTAGGTGGAAAGGCGATGCCTTTTTGTACACCTCGTCAATGAATCCATTCTCGGTATTCCATTTCTCAAACTGCTTATTGGCATTGAAAAAATCTTCGTAATTCATGTATCCGCATCTATGTGATTCACTTCCTAATATAAGAATGTATAAGCCATAATGTGATATGCCAGCCCCAAAAGGTGACCCAACATATATAAAGAACAAAGATAAGTATTTCGTAAGTGTGGCTAAAACTATTGCCACTGCTTCATCTCACCCCACCGCTCCAGGTGGATGTGTAGTTGTACGTGACCGAGAGATCCTCGGAGACGGACGAAGCATTCTTACCGACAGCAAGATTGAAATCGACTGTGTCTCATATGCCATTGCTGCTGCGTGTAAACGTGGCACAGGCATGACGGGTGCTGTTATCTACACCACTCGATACCCATTCTCCGCATCAATCTTCCAAGCTCACATCATGGGCATCAGGAAGTTTGTGATCGTGGCACACGAATGGGAGCCGTATTACAAGGATGAATTCCGCAGAGCTGCGCGGCTAGCTCGTGAACTGAACATATCTATTGAACCCCATTTTGATGATGAAGACCCAAGATTTGCCGTCAACTCCCGTGCAAGCAGAAAGGTTGACAAGACTCTCTACACCACAGAGGACCACGCCCCTGACGACTACGACCCAACCACTACTGAAGAAGCAATCCATGAAAACTGAACTGCTGTTTGACATTGAAAGTACTGGACTTCTACGCAAGGGATCCACTATTCATTGCATCGTGATGCGTGACATGGCTAACGTAGAAGAAGCAGAAGTCTTTGACTACAAGCCAGAACGTGCTGTTATTCAAGGCGTCAAACTACTAGAAAAAGCTGACACTCTTATCGGACATAACATTGCTGGCTATGACATCCCCTTGCTGCAAGAACAATATCCAGACTTTACGCCAAGAGGTGAAGTCATTGACACACTTGTTTTGTCTCGCTTGTATTATCCTCACATTGCTGACAGAGATTATGAGCGCAGACCTGCTGGAATGCCTCAACGCCTCTATGGCAGGCACAGCCTCGAAGCCTGGGGCTACAGACTGAAGTGCTTCAAAGGAGACTTCGGTAAGAACGAGAGCAATGACTGGTCTACATACACACCAGAGATGCTCGACTATTGCATTCAAGATACTCAAGTAACAGTAGCTCTCTATGAGCTACTCAAGCGCCGCATGGCGGACTACTCGTAAACCAATTAATTAATCTAATGACAACTAAAGCACCAAAGAAGACAGATCCTCTTACTCTTGAAGAGGTACAAGCAGCGTCAGATATATTCTTCCCACTGTTCAATGAAGTCCATGCTCGTATGCCTGCTGGGTCTACGACAGAGGACGCTCTAAAGATCATGGAGGCTGTGGCCAAGCTTGGTCATAAGACTCGTGCTGATGTTGCAGAGAAAAAGCGCAAAGAAAAATTCGGATTCAACAACCATGACGACAATTCCTGACTATGTAACTCTCGAAATGCGCATGGCAATGCTCATGTCGCAGCAAGAAGCCAGCGGTTTCCGTTTCGATATGGATGCTGCCATCCGGGTTCGTACCGAACTACAGGATGAGTACGACTCACTAGTCAACGAGATCACTTCTATCTATCTCTACGTTCCTGGCAAGGTGTTTACACCCAAGCGTGCAGATAAGAAGAAGGGTTATGTGGCTGGCGCACCCATGACTCGCCTCACTGACTTCAATCCAACAAGCAGGCAGCACATTGCGTGGGCTCTACAGACCTACCGTGGCGCTCGCTTCACCAAGGTGACTGCTACAGGTAAGCCACAGGTAGACGAAGCAACCATCTCCGAGGTGCGTGACCTTGCTCTTTCACAGGGCAAGGATCAACTGCATCACGAATGCGAGATGTTCATCCGTCTGCTGACATTGCAGAAGTGGCTGGGACAGTTATCAGAGGGAACCAACTCTTGGTTCAACTCTATTGAGGGTGATAACTGCATCCACCACAGCTGCTCACTGGCAACACAGACGGGTAGAAATGCTCACCGTGGTCCCAACTTGGGCCAGGTCGTTTCAGCACCTTGGGCACGTGAACTCTTTGTTCCACACCCTGGTCACGTCATGGTCGGCGCTGACCTTGAAGGACTGGAGCTCCGCTGCCTCGGGCACTACCTAGCCAAGTTCGACCAGGGGGCCTTCGCTGACGTCGTACTGAACGGCGACATTCATCAACAGAATGCTGACCGTGTAAGTACCCCAGACGTTCCTGTCTCTCGGAAACTCGTCAAAAATCTAACTTACGGGTTCATCTATGGGGCGGGCGATGTGAAGTTGGGGCACATTATTAAGCCTGAACTGTCAGACGCACAGAAGAAAACACTCGGTCAAGAGTTACGTCGCAAGTTCCTTGATGCTATTCCTGGTCTAGAGCCACTCATCGATGCAGTTAAGGAACGAGTTCGTATTAACGGTCGCCTCCGTGCTCTTGATGGGCGTCCTATTTTCTGTCGCGCAGAGCATGCCTCACTCAACTATCTTCTGCAATCAGCAGGAGCCATCCTGTCGAAGCGTTGGGTGGTAGTTGGCCAAGAGATGCTGGACAGCGCTGGCTTGACCTATGACCATGACTACACTCGCTGTGCATACGTACACGATGAAGTTCAACTATCAGTCGTTCCAAGCGAAGTCGATCGTGTCAAATCACTACTCGTAGCAGCAGCTCCCGAAGCTGGTAACTACTACAACTTCCGCGTTCCCATTACTGCATCAGCAGAGCATGGTGAGAATTGGGCAGCAACACACTAATCAATACTATGCAAACACTCGAAGTAAAAACTGGCTATATCTATTTTCTCAAGAGCACTCTGCTCGGTGGATACAAAATCGGAATTACAACTGCACCTGCCTCACGGTTTAAAGCACTGGCTGTCGGTACCAAAGCAAAGCTTATTGGCTACTGGAAGCTCGATGAATACCGTGAGCTAGAGAAGCAGCTACATAAGGAGTATTCAAAGCAGAGAGTCCCACAGAGCGAATGGTTCGACCTTGACTGCATCCAAGTCCGTGAAGTGATCGACAAAATTTCCTCTATCTCCGAGCAAGAGTTTCTTATCCCTGAAGTTGCACAGACTTTCGTAGGTCCTCAATACAAGATCACCAAGGTTGCACCCTACGAATTGGCTGCATACGCTGGCTGGAATTACTTTGCTGCCACAGCATTACTTACAATAGTAGGATTGATTGTTGGCTTAAGTCTATGAAAGATGGGCCCCATATAACATTTAGCTGCAATGAGAATGCTATACGCACACTCTCATGGGCTGTTGACTACTCCCTTGCTACCTGGAGTGGACAAGGGGAGGTAGATCAAGAAATGCTTATAGGGCTTAAGCATCAATTACACGGCTGCATCCTTGAGTTCTTATTTGATAAGGACTAAATGTTCGCCGTAAACTAGTAGCCATAGCTACAATAAAGATATCGTTCATCCCTCACATAGGGACGCAAGTAAGACAGAGTCTGAAGGAACGGGAAATTTCACCTCATTATGGAGTTTCCAATGACCCAATTACAAGCACGTGCCATCGAGAATGCACGCCGTGAATTCAGTCGCGCCAAAAAAGAACTGAACATGCATCGCCTCAACGAAACCGCATACCGTGGTGTTCCCACCATTCGTGAGCGTCAAGAGGCTGCCGAAGTCCACGGTACTTTCGTTTACCGGGGCCGTACATACAGCAAGTAATGCCTGAAATTGTATGGAGTATCATCACCCTAGTAGCTATAGCTATGGGTGGCGCTGTTTACACCGTCTATTGGTTACTTACCTACGACGATCGGAATCCCAACTGACTACTGCCCCCGCTTCGCGGGGGTTATTTTTTTGTTTATTCGTCTTTCTTAAACATGTCACCCTTGCTAGAAGGAGTGACGTTACTGAATTCTGATTTCTTATTCTTGCCGTACTCACGCAGACGCTGCTGCTGAATAGAAATACCACCACGCAACGCTGGATCTGCTCCAGGTCTCTTGTCTGTAGTCCTTGGTGGAGTGTTCTTGCGGTATGACTGTTGACCTTTGTACGCACGCACGCGAGCTATTGCCATTGCCTGTTTGCCATGGGCACCACTACGGTTAAAATCAGACTTGTCCTTATCACTTAAGTAACGACGGTCTAGTGGTTTATTTCTTAAGCCTGCAGTTCTCACACTATGCCTTCAGCTACTTAACCATTGTATCGAAGTAGCCATCTTTAGGGATAACGTTCCCATCACAGATAAGTTTATCCAAGTAATCTCTATCAGGATCCTTTAGCTCTACATCATTGTCATAGAGCCATTGCCAAGCAGCAAAGTATTCATCAAGGGTATCTGCACCGCTGGTGCCAAAAGCAATGGTCTTCGCCTCTTTGACGTTCACAGTCCAAGTTGGTTGTTGATCTTACGCACACTGTCTGCCATTGGCAGCATCATCTTCAGTGTTTGTTGTGACACGTTGCTTGTGTTCTGTGTAATCAGTGAAGTGACTTCATTCCTGTGCACTTCAAGTGCTTTAGTTCTTTCAGCAGCACAACGCTTATTTGTGAAAGCAGTGAATTTCATGCTAATCAGGACCGCAAGTACTGGCCCGAGTACATATTCCATATCTAATGTTTAACTAATCGAAGTCTAACTAAATTCCTTCTACAAAGAGACCATCATCATCGAGGTCATCATTCTCATATCCTTCGTCTTCAATAGATGTAGGCATGTCATCATCTTGCATCATTAAGAGATCCATAAAAGTCTCTTCGCTAATGATTTCAGGCAGACCCTCTTGCTGTTCATCAATCTTGAACATGATGCCATTAGCCATCAGTGTTCTTTGAACGCCGTTCTTCTGTTCCATTCGGGACTTAAGCAGCCGCAAGGCAGTCCTCTCCAACGAGTGGCGGCTCATTTTCGATACTTCGTACCTTGCTCTCGTCAGAGCAAACCGTTGCTCGATTGATAATTGCTCCATCACCGATATCTTCCTCTATAAAACGTTTGTTTGAAATCCATTCTTCGATTAGTTCTTTTGCAGTCTCGTTATAAAAAGACTGCCTTTGAAACCATACTAGCCAAGGTTCAGTACCTTTAGAGTGATTACACTCTAGGCACGCAGGTAGTAAGTTACTACGCAAGCTACTTCCACCTTTAGATTTCGGTTTTATGTGGTCCAGTGTAGTGGCGCGGTTACATCTGCAATAGCTACAGAGGCCGCCCCATCCATACTTAATTGACTTTTTAAATCTGCGCTTGGCTACTTGTTTAGATAAACAAGAGAGGTCGAACATTAGGTCCTTCCAGTCTTCAGCAATTCCCATAGTTGTTATTAGGCAACTGCTTTTACTTTACTTAACTTCCGTCTCTTGGAGAGTTATGTAGTGTAATTATTAGAACTTTTTGGCAATTAGCTGATCCATCTTATCTTCAATTCTGATGAGATGGTCACCCATACGTGCCATAGCTTGAGTAAAATCCTGCTTTGACGTATAAGATTCAACAACTTTAAGTTCGAGCTTGTCTATACGATTGTCTAGCGTCGTTACGCGTGTATTTACTTTATTAAAAAGCACAGCAGTACCTGTGACAATAGCTATTACAACTGGGATGGCGGTTTCAATCATCTTTCTGTAGATGCTTATAAGAAGTAGAAATGGACCAGCTGTCTTCGCCAAACGTTCCTGTCTCGTTGGTTTCCCATTGAGTTTGTTCAGGAGGCTGCGCTTGATTCCATTCTTCCTCTGCCTGGTCAAGCTTATGTGGAAGGGAGGTGTAAAACTTTTTTGCTTGGATTCCTCGGCGGAGTCGCTCAACGTTTGAACGACTGTCGTAGCGCCATAACCATTGCCCATCGTCTGGGATGTTTAGATCTTTTTTTCAGAGCCGGGCTTAATCGAGTTCAATGCAGAGAGCACAAGCTGTACAACACTGTTGGACTTTAATGGAGTAAGAGCAATAATTTCACTTGCTGCTGCAATAACAATCCAAAAGATTGCGGATTCTAAAATAGCCATGGTACTTATATGTAGATGCTTTATATATTTTAGCCAACTACGAAACTACGCTAACTACGCTACTCACTAACCCTTTCAAAATAAATCCCCTGTACTGCATAGAGAACAAGGGATTAAAAATCAGGTATATAGAAAACTACGGTAGTTACCGTAGCTTTTGCAGTTTTTCTCGATTGGCTATATGCTTACTAAGCGTAGATGCATATATAGATTATGGAATTCTCAACAGAGCA